CAGGAATATCACCCTTAATCGCGGGGTAAAAATTACCGTTACCATTTACGCCATCGGATTGACTATACTCAACCCGAATAAAATCATAATCAGCAAGAAAGCTAGACCATGTTTGACCTATCGAAAAAGTAAGGGTCGGTACCGCTGTGGTTGTGTCGTAGGTTTGTTCAATTATCTTATCTTCTACCGGCTTCGTGGTTCCAACACCACCCGCGACCGGCTGAATATCAATACTGAAGATGTCCAACGGGAACGGATCAAGCGTGTTGTCAAAGCCCGTTGCGTCAGTGGTTGCAGCCAAACCTACAGCGGGTAAGATGTCCCATTCAACAGCGTCATCTATTTCAGGGTACTGCACAGTGAACGTGACCACATTACCTGTGACTGATTGAGAAATAATCGTGATGTCGTCGTCTGTTGACGCGGTATCTTTTGTAACCAGACCGGTCAAGTTATTTATAAATAAATCTTTCGCCTGTGGTACACCACCTGCATCACCAAGTCTGAACAGGTGCGCGACATCTTCAGTCGCGTCGATAGCTAGACTGACCGTAACCAATTGTGGTTGTATGTTCGGCAGGTCACGGCGCAACCGATAAGCGCCGAAACCGTTGGTCTGTGTTTTGTTCAGGCGTGCCGCCACAGAACCGCCCGTTGTGACTTCTTCAATATCAGCAGCAAACGCCGAATCGATTATAGACCATTCTTGCATTTGTTCAGCTATACCGGTGTAACTCTTAGCGGCTGACGCTGGATAGTCTTTCGGGTAGACAGCTTGACCGTTGTTCGAAATGAATTCTAAGGTAACGACTTCACCGTTACCGACGAACAGGTCGGGTACAGCTAACCCGTCCATCGTGGTGTATTGATTTGTGGCGAACCCGTCAGCAGTCGGCGCGAACTTGAAAGTCGTACCGGCGGCATTGGTCGAGTAGAACACTACTAATATTTCGTCACCCGCCCGCACATTCGTCGGGTAGTTCAAGGTGATTGTATCTTGATCAGCAGTGTGGAAGTTGAAGTTGTTTGATTCTTTCCAATCCCAATCATGCGTTGCTGCACCGATAAGGTCAGCTTTTTCAACACCGTAGTTCGTGTGTTGCACGTACTCGACGGTGATCATTCCGCTTGAAGTTAGCGTCATTGTACCGCGCGTTGCGATTGGTATATCTAGTGACGTAGAACCTGCTACCAAATCACCGTTGATGTTCTCACCGAAACCACCGGCTACAGCGGTCGTCAATGTGACAGCACCGAACGCGGTGTGAAACGGTATCGGCACGCCGACCGGCTTACCTAACATCTGAACGTCAGCGTTAACGGTGCCAGTTAATGACATGACGCTTTCGGCTGAATAAATGATTTCTGTTGTTGAAGCCGCGAATGTGGCACCTAATACGACAACCCGATATTCGACATAATCGGCACCAACGCCGACACCGACAACACCGCCTTCAGTCATGTCGGCTTCAACGAGTGCATCACGCGCGGTGTTATCCGCAACATATTTGTATACTTCACTTACCGCCGCGGCCGCACCGCCCGAACTTGCAAGTTTGCCAGTCGAAATGGTGTACGTGAAGTTGCCCGCGTTTTCATCACAAACCGAATAACCCATGTACACATAACCCGACAACGCTGCGGGCAAGACAATGTTGTTGTGGTCATCTGAATAGCGAATGAACGCATTGTTGACAGTGTTGACCACGATCTGCGGGAGTAGAACCGCCATGTCACCGGTCAACGGGTTCATATAGAAACGATAGATGACACCATCATTCGAGTCACCCGTGTCAGCGACAATTGACGCAAGAGTTCCGTCATCATCATAACCGACTAACTGATTGACAACCGTTTGTGGTGCAGAAACATCTGACCCGTCGAAACCTGTGTTGACAATTCCGTTACGGTCATAGTATTGGAACTCGAACGAATCTTCAGCGGGGTACGAGAACGATTCGACTTCACCGGTCGCGTTCATACGTGCGAATGTCACCGCTGTGTTACCCATGCGGCGACCACCGTCTTCGACTAACAAGCCGTTGGACTTAACCCAACCCAATGCCTGAAGTAATGGTGCGCGTCGATCAATGTACGCTTTGACTGATTGCTGCGTCGCACCTTTCGTGTCGTCGTTACTGACAAGGTCATCTTCGTCGTTGAGTATGTCTACAATTGCTAAGTGATGACGTGAATCGGTTGCGTCGTTCTTCAGTAAGTTGTCAGCGGTGGTGCTCACTTCTTGAAATTTGTGACTGTGGTCATCGCGCGATAATCCGTCATTCGTGCCCGCGCTAGCCGTTGCGGCGTGATCCTGTGGGATGACATCACTACCGGCACCACCACCGCCCGTGACATAACTGACGATGAACTTCGCGCCTTGTTTGAAAAAGAAACCTTGCGCACCTGCCGGAATCATTTCGGATGTGACACCCGTTTGAATAGTCGCGCCGTTCGCGATGACATCTATAGTGTCGGCACCGCTTGCGCTGAACGCTGAATCTGCGGTGATGTGGAACGCAACAGCAACCGCGTCAGGTCGGTTCACCATCAAACCAAGACTTGACAGGTTCGTCGCTGAATTGATTGTCAGCGCGTCAGCAAGTTCTTCAATCGGTGACAGGGTTTCGGTACGTTGTGTTCCGTCGCCCAATTTTTCAAACGTAAGGGTCAAATCATTGTTAGCTTCGCGGGTGACATCAACAAGGGCTTCATCATCTTTGAATTTGTCGTCAACCGCTGTCAGTTCTGCGCGGGTCGCATTGGCTGCGATAAGGGCGTCTTGTGCGGCTTGTGTGGTGTTACCACCGGAGGGTACTGACGCCCCCTGTGCCGCTAAATAGGCAAGATAGTCGTCACGTTGGTTTTGTTGATTCGGAAAAATATTGTCATCATTTGCCATCGGTACAAATCCTATGTCAGAAATTTAGGGACTTCGTACCATTACAAAGCTATTTTTCGATATGGTATTTAACGTTTTGGCAGATGTCAATATTATTATCACACCCTCTGTATGGCTATCAGGTGCCCCTGATGCGATGTGTGACCGTCTCGTTCGGCTAAAAGTACAAACCGAAGCACGTCGTTTGTGGTGCCACCGATAGCCGCTGTGTCAGCCGCTTCGTCAGTTTGAAGGTATGTATACCCGTTGCCGGTCAAACCTGTTTCAGTGCGCAACACGTTGAAGTTTTCATTATAGATGGTCAGGTTGTAAGTGGTGCCAGCTTCCGGCCCTATATCCCCTGCTGTGGTGTCGTCAAGCGTAGTGCTAGTTTGTTGGAGCCTGTCACGATGTGACCACGTCACCGCGACATCACCGCTGACCACACTCGTAGGATACGCCACACCGTTGAACTTGACGTTCTGCGCCACATAGGGACGAATCCCCCGCGCAGCCATGGTGAACGATTTCGTGGTTGCGTTTGCGATTGATAACGTCTGCCCACCGGTCGACGGTAGCACCTTCGTGCCGATGGTCTCACCTTGGTTGTATTGCACTTCATCACTGAACGCTTCGTCATCCCAAAAGAACATCACTTCGTCGGCACCATACGCGCGCGGCACGGTATCGAGACAACCCCGCCCCACGGTTAAGATCGGAAGATCAGGGTCAGTTAAATCTATATTATCAATACGCATGAGTTCTTCTAATAACAACACATGCGTGCCAAGTTCCACAAGACTTAAATCGACAGGGTTCTTGACATTTATTATTGTGTCGCCCTGACCGACCGGTGAGGCCGTGTGTACGGTCGGCGCAAAGTCCATGACTCCCGCGTTAGTAAACCCCGAACCGTCATCAACATGCACTTGTGCGTTGAGATGCCCGAATGGTTTCTCTGCAGTGACCGCCGTGAAGCCGACCGTCGGATCATTCGAAAAGATGTCTTGCGCTTGAGTGTCGCCAAAGCGTTGCGCAATTTCATAGTAAGGTGCTTCACGTACGGCAACGTTCGGAGACTCGGACAAGGTCGCTCCCTCAATGAACCCACCCGCGTCTTCGTTTCCGAGATTGAACTCGGTGGCGAACGAATAGACATCTTCTACCGCTGTGATTCTGACCACATTCGAGTTACCGTCACCGAGTTGAATTTTCGTGACACGCATGATGACAAAATCTTCGTGTTCGTCCGCGTATACAAACTTGAACGGGTCGCCAATTTGCAGGTCGGACGCTTCGCGGTTACATATCAAAACGGCTGACAACAAGGGTGTCGATAGTGCCGTCAGTTCACGGTATGCCGCGAGTGTGGCGAGTCGTTTACTGGTGAACCCGTCGTACCGCACAGCGTTGTTAACCTCGACACCGGTACGTTGTATCAAGGCGATGTTGTCAACCTTAACACTGGCGTCTTTGCCGGTGATTGAGTCCCAATACGTCACCGTCACACTATTGGTCGCGTCAACTGGTTCGATTCGTTTGTAGTCATTGACACTGACGATGTTAACGCCGAATTCAAGGGTCGGTAAGTTGGCTTCATTGTAATCGCCGCGAATCAGACGCAGTGCGAACAGACCGGTGTATCGGTCAATGTATAACGCCGCATCAATGTGACGTAGCACATCATTGATAAATTCTTCGACAGGGGTTTGCGTGCTCCATTTGTATGACATACCCATGCCTTCAGCGAGCAATTGCGTGGCGGCATTTGTGAAGCTCGCGTCGTCAATGTCAGATACAGGGTACCCCATCCCGAACACTTTATTGACCAAAGTTTCGCGGATAATGTGTGCGGGGTTAACGTCTATTGCTCGCGCGCGCCCGTTGTATTCTGTCACAGCCGGAGCGCCACCAGTGGTGGGGCTTTCATAGTCAATCGAAATATTACTGAATGTGTTACCGTGGTTAACACCACTTGAACCGGCACCGCTGCCCATAGCCACATGATCGAGTGCGAATTCTCTAACCGCGCCACCTACGTGTTGAATGTAGTTACCATCGGTAACGGTTCCGTTCGCAGCTCTTAAGTGTTCCCACAATACGGTACCGTCGGCTTCTTCCAAAGCGTAGCGAGTTTGTAACCCGACAGAATCCCATTCGACAATGTATGTCCACGTTTCAAGTACTAGCGGGGCGGTTGTAATTTGCTTAACCGAATCACCCGTCACCGTGGGTAGGCCGTCACCGTATGTATGTTCAGGTCGTGCCAAAGGCGACACTGATGTGTTGCGCCGACCTATCGGTCTAAATATGGTATCGGCCACCCGAATCTGAATATAAAATTCAGGGCCGTTGTAATCAGTGAGTTCGGTGTCCACTGTGATACGAGTAGGAAATGTACCTGCGGGAAGCATGGCATCAAAATCAAAAGATAACAGACTCGTACCTAAATGTTGATTTGACGTCAGGTTCGTTTCTATGGTTCCGGCTGCGTTGTTGATAACCCATATATCAGAGGGGGTCGGGTTCCACCCTGTGACCGTTTGGTGCGTGAAATCAAGATCGGCGGCAGTCACAGGTATTGACCCTGCTAGCGCAGCATTACCTTCGCTGCCCGATTCGATTTCGACGAGGTTGGTGTTCCATGATCCTGATTCGAACGTCGGGTCATTAACATCGAGTAAGTTTTGCGCACGTATTTTGATTTTCTTGAAATACGGATTCAGCCCCATATAGAAATTTTTAAATATTAAGCTGACCACACCACGGTACGCGGGGATGTCGGCTTGTATCTGATCTTGCAGGTAGGTGTTCGGTGTTTGTGTGGAACCGCCCATCAGCACATCTATGTCGCCCGAGACACCACCCTCGCGCGATTCCCCACCGAACAGTTCAGGGTCGTTGATTGTGATGGTCGTGTCGGTTGCGCCACCTGACCATGCGAGACGGTCGTCGAATGATATTTCAGTGATGCGGCTTATCGGCCCTACACACAGCACGCCGTGAAGACCGATTCGGTACCGGTACCCAACTGTAACTTTTTTACTTCCGCCGCTCATTCTCTGCTACCTCGCACACACGGTTGCCCATGTGGTCATTTAGTTTTCGAATCGTTTCTATAGGTACGCCGTTCTTCAAAAAGTCAGACCAGTCGAGGTCATGCCGTTAAAAGAACGCCCGCGCCCCACCCGAACACATTTTGACCTGACGAATATGACGCATGTGAATCATTTATTTCTTACCGCCAGATTTTTTCACAGGTTCTGTGCTCAAGTCACCGTACCATACGACATTCATATCTTCGATGTCGCGCGTACCAAAGATGACCGTGATTTCGCGACCTTCTTCGGCAGTAGGTGCTTCGAACTCTCCTGCAGTCGGTGGGTCACCGGCGGAAGGTCTCGGCGTGAAAACATAAGCCGCTACGAATGAAGCTACGACAGCGGCGATAATAGGCCACGGCATAAACCACCTCTATATAATTGACTGCCCACCCAACGGGTTCTTGACAGGTATGAATTTGAAAGCACCTTGATTGTCGAGATTATTAAACTTATCACGACAAGTATCAAGTGTGCGGTCACACCCTGCGAACACTTCCACAGCGAACGGAGGCGGAACATCAGATAAATAGCGCACACGTTGGTCGATAGTGATCTTGTCGTTTGTATGATCAGTGATAAACCGTAAACTGCCGTCAGGGAACTGAATCATTCCGGCGGTGAAGTACCCGTCAGCTTGTGTTTCTGCACCACCCACAGTTAACACCAGACCATTCACCGAGTTCAACGTACCGTTTGTTTGAAAGCTCGCTTTGTCCACGAAGCAGCCGTGACTGTACAGAGCATGTCGGCACGCTTTAGTGTAACGAGCGCGGCAACCTGACCGCCGCAATGATGTGAACAACGATTCGCACTCAATGCGTAAACGCTGGTTACGATCCGAACCGTGTGACACGACACGCCCTTTCCAATAGACGACCTGATCAGTCTCCCCAACATGCCCCCGTTTTAAGGTGAAGCTGATGGCGTCTTCAGGCGCACCATTGAAAAACAATGCTTCTAGTGATGTTGTACGCGGCAGGGTAAGTGTCAACGTGTTTTCAGATAATTCTTCTGCGTGGTTCACGTCGGTGTGCGTGATGGCAATCGCTGACCACACATCTGTACCGTCATTGAAGTCGTCACGCAAAGTCGTGAACCGGTGAAAAACGGAATCGCCTTGTTTGAACTCGTACAGGAAAAACGGCGCACCGGTATCGAGTGAATTTTCTTGATCAACGTACGGCATTATTCGAACACCCTTGTGATTGTCATATCGGTCTCGACTTCCCCGCCCTGTGTGTACTGGTATACGATGTTGTCAGATGAAAACCGCACACGCGGCAACTTGCACACCATCCAGATGCTAGCTGTGGTTATTGCTGACGCCACTCCTGCCGACAACGTGATGACGTCTTCACTTGCTGACGACGTGTCGATGCTATCCACCAACGCAGGTATGAATTGATAATCTGTAGTGATGAACACAATCGCGTCAGGTTGATCGTTGTCGAGTTCACCGTGCAGACCTTTCTGTACCGGCACCGCTGTGTCACCAGATGCGATGTCATTCAGCGGATTGTAATCGAACGTATAGGTCGGCGCGTAAAATGACCCTTGGCGACCTTTGAGATGGTACATCCATTTCATGAACTCGTAACGGTCAGCCATTGTATTCAACAACCAACCCATACCGCGCGAACTTGGCACATAGTCGTGTGGGCTGGTGTAATGTAATTTACCGCTGACGTTGTCTAGTTTGTGTCGGCGCTGCTGATGCTGTTCATTTGCTGAATTCGGAAGTAGTGCCAAGTCAGTGACAATGTACGACCCGTTGAAAGTTTGAAAGCGCGACGGTATGGCGGCATCGACACCCATCGTGTCATCTATCACGAATGTGGCAGTGCCGACGGTGTAATCGGTAACCGTACGTTGAAGGTTGAGTGTTTGATTTTCGATAACACCTAAATATGCGGGCATGACCCAAAAAACAGCATAATTATTGATTACCGCGTCGACCGTGATGTCAGTCGCAGTGATTGCTGTGATAAGTACAGCTTCGTGTATGTCGTCGTTACCGATCACAAACGCATACGCTCCAACCTTGAACCTTCGGATCGTGGTATCGACCGGTATCGTGGTGGTACCGGCTGATAGTGCTGCCGCGCCTTTTTCCAGATCGTGCCATATCGGAACAATCAAACGTTCATCAGAGCTTGCACGTAGTAACCCTGTTGCTGCTTCCGCTTGCTGTCCGAAAAGATCAAATTCCATATCGAACATGTGGTGTGGGGAACTACGCAACGCGATACGCTGTTCGCGCACATTAGCCGCAATAATTTCAGTCGCCCATTCTTGGGTTTCTGTCATACGGCGTTGTGGCGCGTATGGCGTTGACTATGGTTTCTTGCCCGTTCTCGCTTTGCATATAATTGTCGATCTCTGCGGGGTCAAGCACGTTAACAATCTTGATGTTCGCGCCAGCACTAGCCGGTGCTTGCATTGGGCGTTCTTCCATGTTCGCAGCTTGCTGTATTAAGTCAGCAGTCTTTCGACGTGAGGTGACAACGGCAGGGCCGCGCACCAACTCCGGCCCGACCTCACCTACTAGACCCACCCGCCCCGAAGGTATACGTCCACCGTTATCAAATGCACCGGCGAACTGTGTGCTCTGTATGGTTGACACAATTGAACCTGTAGCAGCGACCACAGAAGCTATCGCGCTAAGATTTGCGGGGAACGGTAAGGCGGCAGCGTTGGCAATACCTTGTTGAATACTGACCACAGATTCAGCTATTGCGAACGCTTTAGACGCTGCAAACAATGTGCGATACAGTTCGTTCTGTTCACCGGCGAAGTCGCCCGCCACTTCAGCAAGCCCCGAGAATAAACTTCCCGCACTGCTCAATATGAACCCCGTGCGCTGTTGTTCTAACAAGGCGATACGCTCGTTGCGCTGCGCGGTCAACTCTGCTTCAAGTTCTGTGCGCGCACTTTCTGTCAGTTGCACATTCTCAAGAATCAAGTCGCGGCGTGCTTGGTAAAACTGCTCGATCTCTGCTAGCTGTTCTGCGAACGTATCGGGGGCACGCAAATCACCGACAGCCTGTTCAGCGAAATCGGCGTTCAGTTTTGCTAAAAGATCGTTCCGTTTTTGTGTACCCTCGACCGTGTTATCTAATATGATTTGGAGGCGGGCGTTGTAGCTGTCAGAAATCACTTCTTCTTCAGTGCGTAGCGAATCTTGAAGGTCTTCGAATTGTTTCAGTTGCGCTTTGCGTTTTCGCTCGGTTTCTTTTTCTAGCTGTTCCGCGAGTTTGGTTTCAGCATCGGTCGGCCCGCTATCGCCGTCGCCACCTACGCGGAACCCTGCGAGCCTGTCAGTGCCGTCGCCGCCCGCCGCGTTGCGTTTGTTCCGCGCGTCTTCAAGTTGTTTATCAAGCGCTCGACCCTGCTCAGCAAATGCAGACTTAACGGCGTCAGTTTCTTCTATAATGCCCGATATGATCGATAATCGAGTTTCGTCACTTATTTCGCGGCGTCGTTTGGCTTCAGCCTGAATGACCTGTAGTCGTTCGGCTGACCCTTGCGCAATGGTTCGCGTATTCCCTAAAAAATCGTTACTGTTCGAAAATGGGTTTGCGAGGTCAGCAAGTTCGTCGAAGATGTTCCCGAGGTTTGATTTCAATGTCGTGAATCGGGATTCAATATTTGCACGCATTGTATCGAAAAAGATGTCAGTACGATCTACAAACGCTGCTAATTCAGTACCGAGTATTTCAATAATCGCCTTGACGTTTATCGGCAGATGCCTGAAATTCTGATCGAACGACACGACACCTTCGTCGGCGCTGTCACCGATGTCTTTTGACAGGTCGTCGAATAGCTCGCTGATGATACCCGCAGTTGTGGCTATATCTTCCCCGTACCCGTCGAATAATATCGCAGCATTGCGAAGGCGACCTTCCAGTTCACCGGAGTCGATACGAAGATTCAATTCTTCAAGAGCACCAATACCCTGACGAACGAAACCTTCAATTAAGTCACCGATTCCAGCATTACCGATGTTAGTGAATACTTTGTTCCATTCATCATTCAAGTTAGATATAGCACCGTCCAACGTGTTCATACGTTCAAGCATAGCGCCCGCGAATTCGTTTTCGCCAAGGCTTTGTAAGAACCCTTCAATCTCTGCGGCGTTCTTGCCTACGGTTGTGGTGATACCCCGAAACGTGAACGACACGCGGTCACCTTCAGACCTTGCCGTAATACCGAATTCTCTCAGTCGTTCGAATTCGCCGGTTGCCGCATCAGCAACAGCTTCGATCAATTGGTTTAGGTCTGCACCCATCGCTGACGCAGTGTTACCGTATGAGCGAAGCGCAGCTTCAGACGGAGTTAAACCGAGGTTGACCAACCTAGTGAAAGCCTCGACAGATTGTTCAAGGGCGAATGGTGTGGTCGCAGCAAAGTCTTTAAGGGCGTCAAACGCCATGCTTGCATTTTCCGCTGACCCTGTGGCGGTTATCAAGCGTGCATTAAGAACTTCAAACTGTCGAACAGAGCCGACCAACTTCGACGCTGACCCAACAATTGCAGCGGACAAAGCCGCGCCAACGACCACCCCAAACCTTTTATATGTCTTTGACAGCCGGTCGGTCGACCGTTCTGTTCGGTTCCCCTGCTTTTCTAACGCAGCCAGATCACGTTCGGCAGTCTTCGCTTCTAGCGCGTCAACTCTAATTTGTAAGCGGGCTAAATCCGTCACGTTGTGCGCTCCAGTAAGTTCGATCTAAAATTACAATTACGTCAATCTCATATTGTGTCAGTGAGAGTCGGCGCAATTGACACCAGTTGTTTATTTCAGAAAACGTCAGCAACCCGTCGCCTGTTCTTAACTCACAATACCACAAATATATGTAACGCAAATCTTCAGGAAATTGCGGTTGTGCTGCAAGTTCCGGTGGTGGTTTTCCTAGTGTCTTAGCAATTTGCTGATAATGATCACGCTTCGTCAAGTCACTGTTTGTGATCTTACCGCTCAACCAAATTTCGAACTCTAACCACCGGCAGAGTTCGTCAGCTTTTTTGCGATAAAGTTCCGGCGCTGTGTCGCGAACTTGTCAATCATGTCACCGATGTGCGGCGCTTCTGTTATGAAGTTAACCACATTCGCTTTTGTACATTCATCGTCGAACGACCAATCTTTCACAAGCGATGCTTTCAATTCAATCGTCGCGGTTCGGATTTCGTCATCGTCATCCTGTGGTAACTTCGACGGGTCTTTCTCAGTCAGTGAAGTTTTAACTTTCTCGGTTGCCACCTCCGCGACCATGCGCATCAACCGTCGTTCCTCAGACCGGTAGCGGTCGGAGTCGGTGCCCATGATCAACAACCATTCACCTGAATCTTTTCCTGTGTGGATGTCGTGCAATGGTAACCGTACACCAGCGTTCGCCGGTTCTCGCGTGTGAAAATCTTTTAATTCCATGTGTTGCTGCTCCGTTGGTTAAGGGTCACCGGTGGGGGTCAATCCACCGGCGCGTTGAGACTTTATACAGGAATACGGGTCAGTACCAGACTTGTACCTTCAGCCGCATCGAGAACCGCTTCGAACGACATGTTCAATAAGATCGGCCCTTCACTCGTTACGTCTGGTTGACCACTGGTGTACTTAATACGTGGGATCAGTAACACCTGCTTGTTACCTGCACCGTCAGGCATTTCAAGCTCGATATCAGATTCAGTTTCGTTCAAGAACTTGTCAACCATCACAGAGTCTTCGAAGTACGCAGTCGCCTGACCGGATACAATCGACCGACCGATTGACGGTTCGATACTGTTCTTGTTGCCGACCACAAAGCGGGGTTCGATACCGTTCTGAAGTGTCAGTGATATTTCAGTGATGACCGCGTTGACGACACCGCCCTCTTTCAATACGCCGGTGAAGGCATCAAGTGGGGACGTGGTCGACTCCGGCGGGAATGTGGGCGTACCCATACCTGACAGATCAGGCGCAGTCGTTTGCGCTGACCCTATGACCGAAAACGTACCGGTGATCATCTGGTTTGCGGTTATGTTCAACTGTAGCTGATTGATCTCTACACCGGTGTAGATGTAGTATGGATTGTCAGCGACATCTAAATCAGAGAAATTACGCACGAACGTGAACGAAGATCGTTCTTGTGCGCCCTTGATCTGTTCACCACCGCCGCCCGCCGCCCAATCAGGCGAAACGAACGCAGCTTGTAACAGTTGATCAAAACTACCATAAGAAAGTTCGAAGTTTATGTCACCGCCGACTTGATTCGCACCTAGTCGAAAGTCAGACCGTTGTCGATCGCTTCGAATTTCTTGTGATTCAAGCGAGTCTTTCGACAAGCCTAAAGTCGTGCCCGTGATCCGAACTAAATCAAGCGCCGGATTCGCTGGGGTGACGCCGTAATCATCTTCTTTTACAGCGAATAAATTATGTCTACTTCCATCAGCCATGTGTGTGTACCTCTCAGTTAACTACGTGATGTTCTAGCGTAATACTGTACGCTTACGTTTAATCGGTAGTATCCACCCATGTAATACCCCTGTGAAATGCTTGTCATAACGATCCGCACTTCTTGCGAATTGTATAGTAACGCCTTACCCGCTGTAAAGTGAGATTGTATTTCGTCAGCTTTTGTGCGGACTAAAGCCGTTCCGTTACCCTTCGGTACGAACAGCGAGACCTGTAACACCCCCGCGTGATCGTCAGTACCCGCGTCACCTAAAGTCGCGACAATCGTCTCAGCTTCAATGTGGTCAACTTCCATTGTAAGCGAGTCACCACGATCTTCTTCGCGTAATTCTGCGTTAGGCCAGCCCGTCGGA